GCTTGCCTAAGATTGCTCACACAGGATTACCGACAGTTCAATTGCAAAATCCAACAACTGTGCCTGATGGCAGTTATGAAACAGGGGAATAATGCCGATAAGTCAATCTGCTTTTACTGTTGGGACAGCGTTAGTTGAAATTGTTTCTCCAGACATTCAGCCAGTTAGAGCTACCATCCACAATCTTGAAAAGACTGATGGCCGTCTGATTTATATTGGTGGATCTGATTTGGTCGCTGGGCAGTCAGTTGAGATTAGCCCTGCAGTATTTCTTCAAATAACTATTGACCCAGGAGATTCACTTTACGCAAGAACTGCAACTGGGTCTTGGCAACTTGGCGTGATGATTCAGAAGCAGGACTAATGAAGACTTTTCTAAATGTTCGGGCTGTCGCTGAAGGCCAGTATTCACCACCTGAAGGTGTGGCTAATGCCGCTAAAAGAGCTTTGAAGTGGATTGAAGAAGGATTTGCAGGCAGTGGATTCACTGCTGTTGGCAGAAGAAGGGCTTCCCAGTTAGCTTCAGGGCAAGACATCTCTGCAGAAACAGTCAATAGAATGATTAGTTATTTTGCTAGGCACGCTGTAGATAAGAAAGCCCAAGGATTCAATTCTGGTGAAGAAGGCTACCCAAGTGCAGGCAGAGTTGCGTGGGATGCTTGGGGTGGTGATGCAGGAGAAAGTTGGGTAAATAATTTGCCAAGCGAATCTTCTGTTAGAGCATTGCCAAACCAAATTGGCATCAGTGATTTTGATGACACTTTACTTGTTGATGGACAGTTGAATTCTTATCTTTATTCTTGGATTCAATCTCAGAATGTTGATTTAGTTATTGTGACTGGTAGGCACGAATCAGATCGGAACGCAACTAAAGATTTACTAGATAAACTGGAAGTGAGTTATTCAAGGTTAGTAATGCAACCTGATAACCAAAATGAAAGTGCTAGATTCAAAGGCAAAGTTGCTTCAGAGTTCTTAGCAGATGAGTTGAATGTGGTTTTTGTGGTTGAAAATAATGCTGAAGCCAGAGCTGCTTACAGAAGTGCTGGTGTTGAAGCAGTTTATTCACCGAATGATTTACCTGCTATGGATGGAGTAAGGCAATTGGAAGAAATGCAAATGGAAGAAAACTCTATGAGTAAAGAATATCTATTAGGGCAACTTGAAGAGTTGAAGGGAGATGTCCTAGAACTTGTTGGCAAGCTTGTTGAAACTGTTTCTGATTTATCAGAATTGGTGGAGAGTGCCGAACAGCCTGCAGTTGCAGAAGATGTTCCAGTCATGGATGTTTCTGTTATTGAAGAAGATGCAGTTCGTTTTGTTGAGCCAGAGCAGGTCGCTGAATTAGCGAAGCGTGGCGAAAGAGTAGCCAAGGGCATAGAAAGAAGACAGGCTATCCATGACCTAGAAATCCGTGCTGAAGGCGATGGCATGACTTTGCGTGGCTATGCGGCAGTTTTCAACTCTGCAAGCCAGCCTTTGCCTTTCACTGAAACAATTCAGCCTGGAGCATTTAGAGATTCTCTAAAGTCTAGAAACGATATCAAGCTTCTTTGGAATCACGATACAAGCATCGTTCTAGGTTCAACTAGAGCAGGAACGCTACGCCTTATAGAAGACAATTTTGGTCTTCTGCTTGAAGCAGACTTGCCAGACACTCAGGCTGGTAGAGATGCGGCAACTCTAATCAAGCGTGGTGATGTGAATGCCTTTAGTTTTGGATTCAGAGTCCCACAAGGTGGCGATGAATGGATTACAGCAGACCAGAGAGTTTTGAAGCGAATCAATATCCACGAAACAAGCTTGGTCGCTTTTCCTGCTTACACATCAACTGAAGGAACTGCTTCTGTAAGATCCTTGCCAGAGCTTGCAGAAATGATTGCCAAGTTAGCAGAGATTAGGGGAGTTTCAGCCGAAGAACTTACATCTGCCCTTCTAGCCCTTGAATCGGGCGAAGAATTGACTGAACGCCAAGGCGAGCTTCTAACTGAAACGCTGAATAAGGTGCTTCAGAAAGACCCTGAAATCACTAATCCCCAAGACCTGCTTGGCATGAAGAAGAAGCAGTTGGATTTATTGATGCTAAAGGTATAGACTAGCGTTGCGATTGCCAGATTCCTTTTCTGGTCGCATAAAAAAGAAAACTAATTCTTTCCCCTTGATTTGTCCCAAGGGGTTTTCTTCTATCTGGCGTATCTATTTCTTCGGTATAAAATGAATTTGTCGGTGCGTTTATCCCCGATCGGATTATGTGAGTTTATCTCTGAATCTAAAACTCCCTATTTATGTTCTTGAAAGGAACGAAACCTAATGAGTGAATTTATCTCAAAGCAGGTTGATGCTAAGGCGAAAGCATGGCATGAAGCTAAAGAACTGATTGATTCAGTTGAAGCTCGTGGCAATGTTTGGACTGGCGAAGATGAAGCAAAGTATGCAAATCTTACTGCTGAAATTAACAAGCGTAATGAACTAATTGAACTAGAACAGCGTGAAGCAAAGGTTGCCGAAGTAATGACTAAGGCCGCTGTAGATTTCGCTGGTGCAACTGTTTCAGACACAGAGTCAGACATTCTTCGCAAGATGATCCTTGGTGAAGTTCGTGGCCACGAGTTCCGTGCTATCACCCCAAGCACAACTGGTGCACCTGTGCCTACAAATTTCTATTCAGAAATCGTGAAGGTTGCTCGTCTAGTTAACCCATTGCTTGAGTATGCAACTGTTATCAACACTGCTTCAGGTGAGAATCTACAGATTCCATCGCAGTCTGCTTTCTCAACTGCAACAATCGTTGGTGCTGGTTCAAGCATCGGCACGTCAGAACCGACCTTCAATACCTTCACCACACTTGGATCTTACAAGTTCTCAGCACTTAGCCAGTTGGCTAGAGAACTAGTCCTGGATGCAGGCGTAGATGTTATTGGTTTCTTGGCTGAACAGTTTGGTAACTCTTTCGGTTATGCAATTGGCGACAAGATTATCAACGGAACAGGCGTGGTAGAACCAACAGGGTTCTTACCAGTTGCTGGCACTGGTGTTACTGGTTCAACAGGTGTTTCAGGTGCGTTCTCAGCGGATAACGTAATTGACCTTGTTTATTCTCTAGATGGATCACTTCGTCAGAAGCCTACTTTCGCAATGCTTGCAAACAGCACTTCTATTGCAGCTTTGAGAAAGCTAAAGGACTCTTATGGTCAATACCTGTTTGATATTGGAACAGGTCTAGACAAGCGTGATCTAGTTCTAGGTGTTCCAGTTATTGAAACTCCTTCAATGCCATCACCTGCTACTGGAGCTAACTCACTTGCTGTTGGAGATATGAAGGCACTTTATATCCGCAACGCTGGTGGTCTTCAGGTTGATCGCAGTGATGACTACGCATTCGGAAACGACTTGGCCACGTGGCGTGCGACTTGGCGTGTGGACTCAGCACTCGTGCAGAAAGCCAACATCAAGAAGTTCAAGGGTGGAGCAAGCTAAGGCTTACCCACTTATTTAGAAGCACTCCCTATTTCTGTTTCGTAGCAGATTTAGGGAGTGTTTTCTATTAGGCTATTCGCATGACTAATTCATGCATTTCTTGGTATTCAAATTCACTCAATCAGCCGACAGGTTATGGCACGCAATCTAAACAAGTGATTTCTAGGCTTGTAAAAGATGGACATAAAGTGGCCATGCTTTCTAACTATGGTGGCGAAGGAGTCAATAGCCTAATTGAAACAGGATCAGGTTTGATTCCACATTATTCAAGGGGAATGAATCAGTATTCAACTGATGTGCTTCCACTAAATTTTCAGCACTGGAGTGCAGAGAATAAAGGGCTACCAAATTTTCTAATCACTTTGTATGATGTTTGGGTTTTAGATAACCCTGCCTTGGACAGTATTCCAATTGCATCCTGGACACCGATTGACCACCAGCCTGCTCCTGAAAAGGTTTTGGCTTGGCTGAAGAAACCTAATGTGACTCCTATTGCCATGAGCAAGTTCGGTAAATCTATGATTGAGAACGCTGGCTTAGAATCCGAATACATTCCCCACGCTATTGATACAAAGATTTTCAAACCTACAGCAAATCTCCCTGAAGGCATTTCGGGTAGGGATTTTGTGCGTGGAAAAGACAAGTTTGTTGTTGGAATGAACTTTGCTAATAAGGCTGGTGGCTTCATTCACCGAAAGGCTGTGGCTGAGAATTTCTTAGCTTTCGCTATCTTTGCCGCCAAGCACGATGATGTTGTTCTTTATTTGCATACTGAACCTTATGGAAAACAGTCAGGCTTTGTGCTTCCCAACATTCTGCAGGCTTGTGGAGTTCCTGCAGAGAAGGTTTCCTTTGTAGATCCAATTGGTTATCAGTATGGAATTAGTCAAGAAACTTTGGCCGCTATTTATTCTTCTTGGGATGTCGGCTTGTTCTGTAATTATGGTGAAGGGTTTGGCGTTCCACAGATTGAAGCACAAGCTTGTGGCGTGCCTATTATCACTTCTAACTTTGCAGCTTCTGCAGAGCTTGCTTCGCCTGATTCATATCTGGTCAATGGACAGCCTTTCTGGGATGCAGGTCAGCACACTTGGTTCAACATTCCTTTAGTTTCTGGAATAGTGGATGCTCTGGAGCAGGCTTATCAGCGTGGCAAGAAGGACTTCCCTGAAACGCTTGCTTTCGCAAAACAGTATGATGCAGACAAGATTTATGCAGAATCCTGGAAACCTTTGATTGAGAAGCTTTCTTCTAAATGATTCCAGTCCTTGGGTTTCTGACCTATTCAAGATTTGATTTGGCAGACAGGCTATTGGCAAGCATTGATTATCCTGTAGATAATTTGGTGATTGTAGATAATTCAGGCAAGCGAGAATGGACTCCTTCTAAGCCTGAGATGGTCAAGAATCTTTGGCTTATTCAAGTCCCACATGGCTTAGGTTATGGTGGTGGATTGAATCTAATTATCAAGACAACCCCATTTGCTCCTTACTGGGTTTTGGTCAATGACGATTCTGTTTTTAGTGAAGGTGCTTTAAAGAAGATTAGCGAGCAAGTAGATCCTAAAGCAATCAACTTTCTGAGCATCATGCCGAAGTGGAGTGGCTTTGTTTTAGGGGAAGGTGCAGTCCTGAAGGCTGGCTTGTTTGATGAACGCTTTCACCCAATTTATTTTGAAGATAATGATTATGAACACAGATTGATGTCTGCAGGTGTGCCTGCAAAATTTATTCATGCAGTTTTGTCCCACGATAATTCAAGCACTTTGGAGAGTGGCTTTCACAGCCAGAATGATAGAACTTTCTTGGCTAATCAGAAGTTGTTTCAGAAGAAGCTTGCTGAGAATGATTTGAGTCAAGGCGAATGGGATTTAGAGATTAGAAGGACTAACGCTTGGGACAGATAGTTTATACAGGCGGCACATTTGATTTGTTTCATTCTGGCCATGTGAAATTCTTGAAGCAATGTAGGCGAATTGCAGGAGTTGATGGAAAGGTTGTTGTTGCTCTAAATAGGGACGAATTCATTGAAGCCTATAAAGGCAAGCCACCTGTTGTTTCTTTCAAGGACAGAGCAGAAGTTCTACTTGCCTGTAAGTTTGTGGATTCAGTAATTCCTAATTGTGGAAACGCTGATTCTAAAGTTGCGATTTCTAAAGTTGATCCTGATTTTGTGGTTATCGGTGATGACTGGGCTAGGAAAGATTATTATGCTCAAATGCAATTTACTCAGGACTGGCTGGATAAGAATGAAATTGGTTTGATTTATGTTCCTTATACAGCAGGCATTTCTACTACTGACTTGAAAGCTCGCATAGCAGGCAAGCGACTAAAATAGGTATTGACTTTAGGAGTTTATTTTGGCGATAACAAACGGATATTGCACCCTTGCAGATGTAAAAGCAGCTCTAAGAATTACAGACACCATTGATGACGCTTTGATTGAGAACAGCGTGAATGCGGCTTCTCGCATGATTGACCAGTATTGCAACAGATTCTTCTATTCAGGATCTGCTGGAGAAACCAGATACTTCAAAGCTAATGATGGCTTTACATGTTGGATTGATGATGCTCAAAGCATTGCTTCATTGACTACTGCAAGCACTGACCCGACAATCTTTGATACCACTTGGCAGGCTTCTGATTATCAGGTGCTTCCTGCTAACAGATGGTCAAATGGTGCTTATTATCCGATTTCAGCAATAACTGCAACTGATAACTATTTGTTCCCTGTCTGGGCAGACATAGCTTTAGTCAAAGTTGTTGGCCAGTTTGGTTGGGCTTCTGTGCCTGACCCAGTGAAGTTTGCTTGCATTATTCAGGCTTCAAGATTATTCAAGCGACTTGAATCGCCTTTAGGTGTTGCAGGGGTTTCTGACTTGGGAATCATGCGAGTCGGCTCAAGCATTGATGGTGATGTTGCTCAACTTATCAATCCATTCCGTCTGCTTAGAACTGGTGCTTGATGACTATTAGCAATCTTAGAACTGGGTTAGCAAATAATCTGAAAACTCTTTCTGGTCTTCGGGTTGTTGAAACGCTTCCTGATGTGGTCAATCCACCAATGGCAATGATTGGCTTGACTAAAGTTGCTTACAATAGGCAAAACAATCAGAGTATGTCTGAATACACTTTCAAAGTCACTGTTATTGTTGGCAGAGTTTCAGAGAGAACTGCTCAGAACACTTTGGACATTTGGGTTGCTCCAGGCTCAGGTTCAATCAAGGCGGCTGTTGAATCCGATCGGACTTTGGGTGGCAATGCTTATGAAGTCTTTCTGGCAGAGCTTTCAGCGTATGGGGCTATTACTGTGAACGGTATAGACTATTTGAGTGCCGAGTTTTCGGTGCAAGTTTTCGCAAGATAAGGAAAATAAATGGCAATTTTTGTTGCAACAGACTTCAATGTTTCTATCAATGGTTCTACAGCACTTGCTTCTTACTTGACTCAGGTTGAGTTGAAGACTTCTGCTAACGACATAACTACAACTGCTTTTGGAAGCACTTGGGTAACTCGTGTTGCTGGTCTAAAAGAAGGAAGCCTAACCCTTCAGTTCAATCAAGATTACGCAGTTTCAACAGTTGATGCTACTTTGTGGCCTTTGCTTGGAACTAACGCAACAGTTGTAATCAAACCAACTTCAACAGCGACAAGCTCAAGCAACCCTGCTTACACTGCAGTTTGTTTGGTCACCGACCTGACTCCGATTTCTGGAAATATTGGTGATCTAGCCACATTCAGTATCACATGGCCGACAACTTCAGCGATTTCCAGAGCCACAGCCTAATTTAGACTAGAATAAGTTCATGCAAAAACTAGAACTTACTATCAAACTAAATGAAGGCGAAGCCTTTGCAATCACGACTTCAGCAAGCGATGTAATCAAGTGGGAGTCCTACTTTGATTTGAGCATTGATAAGCTTTCAAAGCTCACTCACCTTTACTATCTTGCTTGGTTATCTTCAACTAGAAATGGAAAGACTTCAGCCGATTTTGAAACTTGGGCTGACCTTGTTGAAGATGTGGCGGTCGCTGACCCAAAAGTTATAAAAGCTTAGGGGAAGATTCATACCACTGGTTTATTGCAAATCTTGCAGTAGCCACTGGGATTGCTCCTAGCGTTTTGATGCAGGAATCTGACCGAATGTTAATCACGATGATGTTCGCTTGGCAATCTCAAAATGGATCCTAGGAGTATAAATGGCACAACAAGTTGTTTATGATGCTAAAGGCTTGCTTGCCGATATCAAAGCCATTGAGCCTGGGCTAAAGAAGCAAATGCTTGCTGAAGCAAGGAAGATTTCTGAAGGGCCGCAGACAGCAATCAGAGAAGCAATCCCTTCAGTTGCTCCACTTTCTGGAATGAGCCGAGAAAAGAACCCAAATGGAAGACTTGCTTGGGGAGCAGGCAAGCCTGCAAACAAAGTTGATTTCTCAATTAGAGCTACAGGCTCAAGAAAATTTGCTATCACTTCTCTCTTTAGATTGATTGTTGCTTCTCCTTTAACTGCCCTTGCAGATATTGCAGGTAAAGGATCTGGCGTGCCAAGGAATGCTAGAACTAAACCTTATTCATACAAGGGTGGCACAAGAACTCACCGAGTAAATGGGCAAGGTGAAGCAATGATTGTGAACTTAAAGAAACGCAATAAATCAAACTTTGTTTATCCTGCTGTTGAAGGCAAGTTGGGGAGTGTTGAAGCCGAACTAAAATTGGTTGTAGAGAAGTATGCGTTGAAAGTTAATAGGAAGTTGAACTAATGTCCGTCATTATCAAGCTGTTATCAAAATTTGATGACTCTGGTATCAAGAAAGCCAATAAAGGCTTTGGTAGCCTTTCTAAAGTTATCGGTGGAATTGGTCTAGGTTTTGGTCTAAAGGCTATCGGGGACACGCTGATGGAAGCGGCTAAGGCGGCGGCGGCAGACGAGAAAAGCACTCGGCTTCTAAATATTCAACTGACTCGCAACGCAAATGCAACTGCAAAACAACTAACTGAAAACGACAAATTCATTGAATCCTTATCTCTACAAACTGGAATTATGGACGATGATTTACGACCTGCAATGGCTAAGTTCGGAAATGTTACTAAGAATGTAAAAGATGCTCAAAGGCTTCTAAGAATTACTCTTGATGGTGCGGCTGGGTCGGGTAAGAATCAAGAAAAGATTGCTAACGCTGTTGCCAAAGCATACGCAGGTAATACGACTGCACTTAAAAAGATGTTCCCTGAACTTACTGCAAGCAAAGATGTTTTAGGTGATTTTGCCGCAACTTATGCTGGGTTAGCTGAAGAAAATGCTGATCCATTTATGAAGTTCAATAACAGCATGGACATCCTAAAAGAAAAACTGGGTGCAGTTGTTCTACCTGTGCTGATTGACTTTATAGACGAAATTAGCAAAGAAGGTGGAGCTATTGAAGTTGTAGGGCAATTTTTTGATGATCTTGCAAACCCTAAGACTGATGCGGCTAAAACTTTTACTGAAATCAAGGACGCAATTGGCGAGGTTATTGAAAGTGTAAAAACTTTCTTCGGCTATTTTGGTGATGGAAATGCAGTCCAAGGATTTGCCAACGTTGCAACCAGCCTTGTCCAGATGCTACCTGCGTTGCTTGCACTAAAAGCAATTATGGTGCTTGCTTCAGGCGGTAAGGCAATCGCTGGACTGATTACAGCTATGACTGCTATTGCTGGTGGTGGCGGGGGTGGAAGTCCTATTGTTGCTGGCGGGGGAAGTAAAGGCAAAGGTTTAACCAAACTAATCGGGCTTCCAGTTGTTGGAACTGTAGCAACTGTTCTTTCTCTTTCTGGTGATACCGCTAGTAGAGATGGTTTAACACCTGAACAAAGAATTGCTAAACGAAATGCACAGGAAGCAGCTAACGCTCCTTTTTATGGAACTTATTTTAAAGCGACTCCCACAAATAAATTACCAAGTGTTTTTAACCCTGTTCCTGCTTCTACTATGCCTGTAACTAACGCAGAATGGAAACAATATGCAATCAATGCGAATGCGAGAACACAAGCAGCACTTAATAATAATAAAAGACCTACTTTTGCTAAACCGCAAACCACGTCTACGGTTACAAATAACATAACTATAAATGTTCCTAATGCCGATCCGAAAGCTGTCGTAAATACTTTCGCTAAATACACTAAACAAAATGGCACTGTTCCATCTTTCCTAGTTCCACCTAAGAAACCTGCGAATTAGAGACAATGCCTAGTCCTAGTTATCTTGTAGAACTTCAGTTTGGTGCAAGTTCGTATGTTGATGTGACTCAATATGTTCAGAGCATTTCAATTAGTCGTGGAATTAGTCGTGCTTTAGAAGACTTTTCTGCAGGTTCAGTAAATATAACTTTTGTAAACAATAATCGTGTTTTTGACCCATTGAATACTTCTTCTCCACTTTGGTATGGTGCTGGTGGCTACACAATTGTTCAACCTTCGGGCAACATCAGAATCAGCAGTAATGGGATTAGAAGATTCACTGGCTTTGTTCAGGACTGGCAATTCACTTATGAAGACTCTGGCTTCAATGGGCAAGCAACTGTGTCTGCTTTAGACCTGCTCTATAAAGTCAGCAATGCAAGCTTGACTGGTGGCACGCAATATGAAGTTGAAGCTACTAGCGAAAGAATCAAGTCCGTCATGGCGGCTAATGGTTTTGGCACTGCGACTTATGCAGGCATTGAAGGTGGCCATACTCTTATTGGCTACGATATCAATTCTCCTGGAGATAATGTTTTGTCTTATTTGCAAAATGTTGCTCGGAGTGAGCCTGCAGATTTCTTTAGCAATGCTTCAGCAAATATGGAAATGAAAGACAGAAGTTTCACAAATTATGTCTGGAATAACTCAAGCAGATACAATTTTGTTTCTTATCCATCTACTGCAACTATTCAGACAGAACCTCAAGTTTCGGGTGTGCCACGCACAGGCTGGACTTTGATTGGAACTCAAGCTACTGCAACTCTGAGTGCTTATGGTGGTTTTGTTTGGCGTGGTGGAACTGTTGCCGATCCTTTTGTGCCTACTGATAGTTATGTTGGTTTTGTTTATGAAGATTACAATCCGACTAGGTATTTGAATACTGGTGGAACATATACTTTTGCTGGGTTGATTCGTGGCGTTGCTGGAAACTTTGATATTAGTCTTTTCACTTTAGACACAGAGGGTCAGGCTGAAGGAACTGCGGCTTCAACAGTTATTTCTTCACCATCTTCAACAGCATGGAATGCTTTTACAATCACTAAAGTTGCAGATGCGACAGCTACTGTTGGTGGTGTTTCTGCTTACGCAACGATTTCAGGTGGAAGCACTTACAGCGTTATTGGCGATGGTTTTATTATTGAGCCTGCAGGAACAAGCGTCAATTATTTTGACGGAGATTACAACCCTTACGCCTATTCAGGATCTGCTTCTACTGCTTATGAAATTGCTTGGGCTGGCGTGCCTAGAGAAAGTCAATCAGGGCTTCTCACTAGCGTTGCTTCAGCAATCACTGCTCCTGCAGTTTATAGTTTTGCCGCTGGAAATGCTCAATCAATTTTCAATGGCACAGGAATTCCATTTACTGATTTGCGAATTCTTTACGCTTCGGAACAGCTCTACAATGAAATTCAAGTTGTTGGCATAAATGCAACTGCAGTTGCTGAAGATTCAGCAAGTCAATCTTTGTATGGGCTTCGGGGATATAGCCAAACCGATAATCTCACAACTTCTTTGACTAAGCCTGCAGAGATTGCTTCAGCCTTCTTGGGTGAATTTAGGTTGCCAGAGTATCGGGCTGAACAGATGACTGTCGCTTTAGAAGCTTTAACAACTGCTCAACAAAACATTGTTTTGGCTATTGAGATTCGTGATGTTATTAGGGTCGCTTTTCAGCCTTCTGCTACTGGTGCGAATGTTGATAAGTATTATCAAGTCTTAGGTATGAGCTCTAATTCTGATCCTGAAAGAGATGCAATCACCTTCAATTTGGCTTCACTGGACAATCTCCCTTTTAGGCTAGATTCAACTTTTCTTGGTATTTTAGATACAGATACTTTGGCTTAGATAAAATAATGGTTTAGGAGAAAATAAATGGCAGGCACTAAAGTTTGGACTATTGGTGAAGTTCTTACAGCTTCAACATTGAATGGTAATTTTGATAAGCTCCCATACGCTTCATCAGCGTTTCGTTATACACAGACTGGGACTATTGCAATTAACACTTCTGTTACTACTGCAGTTGCTTTTCCTGTTTCTAGGTTTAGCGTTGCACCGCTTGTAACAGTATCTTCTAGCGATCAATATTTGACTGCCTATGTTTCATCGGTTACTTCTGGCACAGTTACTATTGGTTTGCGAAATAATGGTAATGCTACTTCAGCTGCCTGCCAAGTTTCAGGTTTTGCTGTGCAAATGACTGCAGGAACTGCGTCAGGTTAAGGATGGAAATGATTTCTTGCAAAACTTCTGAGTGTCCTATGGGGAATGAAAAGCATTATCCACACCCAGACGGCATTCCTGTTATTTGTTGCTTCTGTGGCGTGGAGATGACTGCAAGTGAGTGAGCCGACTAAGCCGACTAATCAGACTTTACTTCTGCAGATAGTTCGGGACATAGAGATTCTAAAAGCCAACAGTATTCAGATTCTTGAATCTTCCAGAGATCATGAAAATCGGATTCGTGAGCTTGAAAAGCAAATCAACAGAAACGCTTGGATGCCTGCACTTATCACTGCAGTTATCACCAGCCTGCTAATTCTGGCAATCACCAAAGGATTAGGATTCTAACCTTTCAGTAGAATTGATTGCATGACTGCAATTTATCGTGAACCTTTTCCTGCCAAGACTCGCAATGACGAGTTTGGAAATCTTGCACCTTACCGCAATGGAAGGCCACATCGTGGGCAGGACTGGAGTCCTAAAGAAAAGTCTCCGATTCCTGCAATCACTGACGGAACTGTTTTCATAAATGAATGGTCAGATGTCCTTGGATGGTTTCTTGTTCATTCCGCAAAGGACGGCCACTTTATTCTTTATGCTCACTTGGCAGAACAAAGCCCTTTGAAGAAAGATTCTAAAGTCAAAATGGGTGATGTTATCGGCAAAGTTGGTGGTGGCAGAAATACTCCGTCAGGATCTGCTTCAACTGGAGCACATTTACATTTGTCTATCGGTAAAGCCAACAAGTCCTGGAGCAACCCTAAAATCCATTTGGCCGCTTATGAAGATTTGATTGACCCTTTGAAGCACATCCTTGCTAATCTGAAAGCGAAATAATGAAAGAAATTCTGGTATCTAGATTCAAAGCAGTCCTAGGAGTTGTCGCTGAGCTTGCTTGGCGTGGCTTCGGCATCTTCCTATTTATTCTTGGCGGCTCTGCAGGTGTTGGTGCGGCTCTGACTGGCAGTTGGATAAATGGCGTGGCTGTCGCTTGGGGAACTTTGATGCTTGGAGTTCTTGGAGCTTTGGGTTATGCAATCGCAACTACTGGTAAAGCAACTCGGGCTGATGTCGCTAAAGGTGCTTCAGATGCGATTCAAAGGGCTAAAGAGCAGACTGAAGATAAGAAGTAAGACAGATACTCGCATTTGGGCTTGAAGGTCGCTAAAAGGCGTTCTAAGGCTTATTTGGACTAAAGCTCTGCTTGCTTTCTGATTCGCCTTCTTTGCTCTGGCGTGGATCCACCCCAAATTCCGTAATCTTCATACATGCCGACTTGCAGGCACTTGCCCATTACTGGGCATCTCAAGCAAATCTCTCTGGCAGTTTCTTCAGCAAGTTTTGCCATCTCTAAATCTTGGCCTTTACTTTTAGCCCTGAAATCTTCTGGAAAGAAAATCTCTGGGACTTGCTCACATTCAACGCCACCATTGTCCAAGATGGCTTCGTTCAAATTTATGGTCAGGCGTTCCTGTGTTGCTTTGTCGGTGGTCATAACTATAGTTTAGATATGAAAAACGCTAAATTGACTCAAATCCTTGAAAACGCTGTATTTCTTGGAGATTATGAAAACAACAGCCCTGAATGGCACGCCTTGAGAAATCAGGTCGGAGTCATTTCAGGATCAGAAATCGGTGCAATCCTTGGCCTTTCTCCTTTTACTTCTGCAATGACTTTGTGGGCTGAGAAGACTGGCAAGATTGAAAGACCGAAAATCGGCAATACTGCAATGCGACTTGGGCAGTTAGTTGAACCTGCAATTCGTGAGCTCTATAAAGAGCAACATCCAAATCATGTTGTCCTTGAAGTGGGAACTTATGCTTCTAAAGACAATGAATGGATGCACGCTAATCCAGATGGAATTTGCTTAGATGAAAATGGCGATGCCTATATCCTGGAGATAAAACATACAGCCACTTTCTGGGATTCAATTCCTGAGAATTACAAGGCTCAAGTGTTTTGGTATATGCATGTCTTTGGATTGAAGAAAACAGTTTTCGCTGTGGTCAATGCAGGTCGCTACAAAGAGTATGAATTGCTTTGGGATGACTTTGAATGGGATGCCATGATTCAGCAGGTGAAATGGTTTAGGGAAAATGTCCTTCGGGATGTTCAACCTGACTGGGATGGCTCTGAATCAACATATGAAACTGCTAAAGCTTTATCTCCAGACATTGAAGTTAGAG